CAAGCGGGCAGCAAGGAGCTAGCGAACTCGGACTTTGTATGTCTTGGTGGCATATTGACAATTAATCTCTTCAGTTTGCCTTCTGCCATTTCGTTAAATTTTTTTGCAATAATTTTATGGTGTTCTCCTTGAATAAAATCTGGCCAAATGTGTTTGGTAAAGCTTAAAAAATCTGTCTGAACCTTAGAAACCTTCTTCTTTTCATTCAACTTCAGGTACATCTTCATGAAGTCTTTTCTTACATCTACAGGCAGTTTTTTAATTTTTTCTAGGTCTATTTGCATTTTGAAAAATTTTTTTTGAAATTTTTTTCAATGTTTATTTCAATCTTTGGCAATTTATCCCTTATTCCATTATAAATCAAGGCGGATTAAGGGTCCCTTTTCATAATGGTTTATAAGACCTTAACCCTCCAAAATCGACTATATACACTAATAATAATAATTCTTTTATACATATATGAATTAAGAATATAATGACCTTCGGACTCTAATCTTCTGTTGGTACCTCTATCGAGGTACCAACGGCAAGCGACACGGCACAACCTACGGTTGTACTCATAGATAAAAAAACCTGGCCAGGTTGTAAGGCCTGGCCAGGTACATGGGAGCTATGAACTGTTAATTATTTAATTCAACCAATAATGGTTCTTCCTGATTAAAGTTAAACTCTAATTGTTTTGAGTTTGTTTCTGGTCTTTTAATATTTTCAATGCTTTCATTATTTTCAATAACACTTCCAATATATGCGACCTCTCCATTATAATATTTTAATGGTAATTTAGTCATATTTTTTGATAAATTATGGAAATACTCTAAAAGTAATTTTTCACATAATTTTTCAGCTTGATCCTTATTATGACCTTCACTTCCACAAACTTTTTCTGTATTATGAAACCCAGAAAATCTGTGTAATGGTTTTTTTTCTTTTTTCATTTTTTCTCCTTTGTTTGTTATAGGATATTCTGCATATTCAATAGGATATGTCAAATTAATTCTTTTAGAATAGTTCTAATTAGCAACTGGCCCATTTTTACAATGGGCCAGTAACTAGGTTTATTGACTAGGCAACGCTAATAATGAACTAGGTAATTCTAGATGTATATTAGCTGTTTTCATTTCTTTACTCAATTCCGATAAAGTTGGTTGAATATGACTTCCAGTATAAAGTATATTCAAACACTTTTTGCACTTTTGCTCTAGTGCATGGTAAAGTTTATGCTTTGATCTGGCGTGTTTTTCTGCTTCTTCATAACACGCTTTTTTTATCTTTTTTGTTATGTATTCAACAGCGTCATTGTCTTTAATTTTAATGTCAATAGCTGACATATCCCATTTACGCTGTTTCCTTTTATTATTAAACATTTCTGTAATTTGATCTGCTGTGTCTTGTGCCTTTCTTTCTAAATCAAATTCCATAGACGCTTTTTTATCTTGAAAGTCTTTAAGGGCTTTTGCTCGTTTTCCCATTTCCAAAATCAACTTATCTAATTTAAGTTCTTTTGAAAACTTGCTACCAACTTCCTCGACTTTATCTTCTGCTTGCCTTGAGATTTCTTCTTCTGCCCTATCTTGAGCAATTCCGAACTCATCTTTTACAAACAAACTCCACCTATCAACGTGGTCTTTTCTTAATGGTTGCATATTGTCCTTATTGTTAATTATAAGACTTGAATTAATTTATTTAATTCTTATATAATCTCATAAAGTCCTATAATTAATAAACAAAAAACAATGAAAGTCAATATATGAAAAAAATTAATAAATATAATAAATAGCTAGATCTAATAAATAGCTAGATCTAATAAAAATTCCAGAAATATATATCTATATCTTATCTGGCAACGCACAGGCGAGTTTCACGCCACAAGGCACAAGCGAAAAATTTCATTAAAAAAGGCACAGGCGAAAGCACAAGCGACTCGATACTCGTATCTCGTCAAATATCTCGTTAAGTTTAGCGAGAGGCGAGGGACTAGGATTTTGCTAGAAATTACTTTTTATTACTTTAGTTTAGAATAATTCTAAAAAGCAATAAAACTCTTGTTTTAATTGAGTTAATAAACAAAATTATATATTGAAATAATCAACGATTTTTAGAGTACAAAAAGACTTGCAAAGCATTTAATTATATGTAGGATAATATGTAGAAAGGAAATAACAAAATGACAATAGAAAGACAACACAATGGCTCTTTATTAATAAGTGATATTGTTAATAATCAATACATTAAACAAGTATATTATTTTTATACTAAAAAAGAGGCAATTAAACTTTTTAGAAAGTTTAGAAAGGAAAAACAAAATGAAAGATACAATTAATGAAAGTCAATTTGTAGATGAAATGTCAAAAAAAGATCATGGTTTCAGCTATGATGGAGCAAAAGCTCTTTTTGAACATTTGACACAATACGAAGAAGATTGCGACAAAGAATTAGAATTTGATCCAATCGCTTTTAGATGTGAATTTGATGAATATGAAAATCTAAAAGAAGTACAAGACAATTACAACGATATTGAAACGCTTGAAGATTTAAGAAATCGTACAACAGTAATTGAAATACCAAATAGCGAAAAACTAATAATACAAGCATACTAAAAAGAAAGGAAGATATGAAACAACAACTAAACTTAACTTTCATAGATAATGAAAGTCACGGATATGTAAAACTATCAAAATATGACCTACAGGCGTTTGAAATAGATATAAAAGAATTTTCACAATATTCTTATTATAACCCTGACAACGCTTGTTATTACTTTGAAGAAGATTGTGACGCTGTTTTATTAAAAAATAAACTTAATAAAAAAGGTTATAAAGTCAATTTTAATACAAAATTTGTTAAGCATTATTATTTTGATAAACCTATATTTACTAGAATAAATACATAAAGAAAGGAAACAACATAATGCCACAATTAATTGATTATAATAAAGAAACAATTTACTCAACAGATTGCAAGTGTCCAAATTGTAAAAGTAAAAAGACTATTTATGATGAAGTTTGGAATGACGGAAGTTATATCTGTTTAAATTGTGATGAAGAAAATTTATATTATACCTATGAGGGTGAGTGTTATAGGTGGGACGGAGCGGAAGAAATCAACACAAAAATGAAAAGTTAATAATACAAGCACACTAAAAAGAGAAAGAAAAACCCACCAAGAATATATCTATATCTATATCTCACAAGGCACAGGCGACAGGCGAAACCACAAGCGACAAGCGAATAGGATTTATCCCTTATCTAATTTATTATATTCACTATACATAGTCATACCAAAATCATAACCTTGATTATAAAAATGTAAATTTTCGTGCCAATCAGATTTATAGCCCTCTAATAAAGCGTCAGCAACTCCATCTTTAAATGCACTCAATTCCTTATCTTTCATCTTTAACCTCTCTATTGTTTAGTCCTTGAATAAAATCTATTAAATTTCTTAAAGATTGCTCTACATCTTTGGTCATTGTATCTTGATAGACATTCAACATTTCTCTTATTTCCATTATTATTGCTGATTTTTGATTTTCATACATTTCAATCTTTTTAATCATCAGCTTGTCAGCGTCTTTCTTAATTTTCTCTTTTTCCATTATGTTAGCCAATCCCTCATTCATCTTTAATATTTGTTCCATCTTCATTTTTTAACCACTCATAATCATCTGAAATCCAATCAGGGTCATCATAGTTTAAAAATCTCTCATCTGTGTCAATATCTGTATCTTCTCTCGGTACACACTCCTCAACTTTTTTCCAAGTTGTAGGCTCGTCACCAGATAAGTCACTTGTAAATTTACTTTTAATGGTTTCTCTAGATGTATCACCATACTCATCAATTTCTTCTTCTGGTGTTTCTTTACGTTCAAGGAGTTCTTCTGCCTCTTTTTTTGTTTTAGCAACTATTGTATATAAAACATCTACTTCATATGTTTTTCTTACTTCCCATTTTTGATAACCAATTTCCTCATTTGGGTCATCTTTTTTGTAAGATCCATTAATAATTTGCGTCATTTATTCTCCTTTTGTTTATATTTTTCTTTAAACTTCTTAATTGCCTCTTTTTTAGAGCCAACTAAAAATTTCTCTTGTACTTTTAGTCCATTAATTGTGTCCTCTACAATATAATGTCCACGTCTTTTAATTACTTTCATAAACACCCAATACAATAATTTTTATTAATACTACTATGTTCATCATTTTTCATTATATTAAAACACTCCATACAATTAATACCCTCAATGACTTTTAATGTCTTCCCTGTTTTAGTATTTATGTGAGTAAAATTAAATAGCTTTCTCAAATCATTTAATTTAAGTTTTTTTGCAATTTCAATAAAATCATCTTTTTCTAATTTTTTTATATCTTTCATATTGACATTAATAACAGAATATCCTATATTGTCAAGTGTGGTTAAGTTAGTAAGGAAGAAAAATACAGGAAGAATGTTGAATAATACTGGGCAAGTAGGAAACTACATTTAATGCCGTGTCCACAACGAAAACTTAACCACCTTTAATAGTTATCCACAGGACAACCTATACTAGATATAGTAGTCCAAAATGGAAACTAAAGGAAAACAGAAAGGAAAAAATGAGTAGTTTTGTGCAAGATTGGAAGTGTAGTAAGTGCAAAAGTAATAATGCTTTTTATGAAGATTTTAAAGACACCGAAAAAGGTTATATTTTTGAATGTAAAGATTGTAAATATATGGAAGTTTATAGAGAAGATATAGACACAAACAAAATTATAGAAAACTATATAGGGTATAATCATTACTATAATAATCAACAAACGAAAGGTAAGTATGACTAAAAAATTAACATTAGAGCAAGTTAATAAAAAAATAGATAACCTTGAATGTAGTTATTATAAAGGCTGGAAAATGAACGAATATGAATGGCGATTTAGTGGTAGAGTATCACAAATTGATTTAATGTATTGGGGTAGATTGCATAAAATAAAAAGAAAAATAGAAAAACAAGCGAACGAAAGGAATAAAAATGAAAATAACTAGACCAATAAATTATGGAGATGTAGATAAAAGAATAAGTAAGGAGTTTAAAAAAGATACCGACTATGATATTTTTCATAAAAGAAATGGTAGAATTGTAGTTCATTTTTGGGACGAAGAATATCTAAAGAATTTTCCAAATAAAGATGGAAGAAAACCACAAGCGAACGAAAGGAATAAAAATGAAAATATGGAAAATAGATTGTACCACTAAACATGGAACAGATACAGTTTTAATTAAGCAAGAAAAAGAGCCAACTCAAAAAGAACTAAATTTAATTAAAAAAAAATGGCGAAAAGAATTTGATATAGATAAAGATGACGAATACCCCTATATTGAAATAAGTGGTTGGATTGAAGAAAGTATAATTCCAACTATGACACAATACTTACAACAAGATGATTGTTAATAAACCACAAGCGAACGAAAGGAATAAAAATGAAAAGACTAAAAGTAAAAATAAATTTTGAGTGTACTCACGCTGATAGGAAAGAAACTGAAAGAGAACTTGAAAGAATTGTCCATTATCAAATTTACGAGAAAATTTGGAATATACACCCTAAAGGTGTAAAAATTGATGTAATGGAAGTAGAAGAATAAACCACAAGCTCTCAAATCCTCAAGCTGATTCAATGACTTCATCAGACCCCAAAGATTCCAACCACAAGCGACAATCCACTAATCCACAAGCGACAGGCTCAAGCGACAATCCACAAGCGACCAAGTCCTTAACTTGCCGACCCACATACATACACAAGCGAGATTTCTTTACATCTTTAACCAAGATAAAGGTACTCATTGGGTGGCGAACATGAAATGCTATTTGATGAGGGGACAGGCGAACTTTGTTAGACTTTGAAACTTTTAATTCAACAGTAAAAAAGTACCCATTATTATTATAACCCAATAAATCAGGAGTACCGAGGCTGACACTATTTTCAATCCTTGTCCAAGAAATTTGTGGTGTATCTTCTTTAAACTCTCTCCAAAATTTACTTTCATCTTTTATCAATTTGGCAGAGCTTGGATATTAAAATGAATAAATCTAAATGGCTCAACTCCTAAGTCAAAAGGAAACTGATGAGGCACATAAGAGTTAAACATAATTAAATCTCCAGGTTTTGGTTTCAACACCATTTTAGATGATGCATAAGTTATTAATTCTTCCTTTTTCTCCGGCAACTGTGTCATCATTTTGCCTGGTCTTGGATCGTGAAAGATAGGTTGAGCAGTTTTGTCAGAACACTTCAAGAAATAAAATCCTGATATGTGATTGTTCCAATGTATATGAGTGTCGTGGTGACCACCACCGGCATTCGTAAACTCCTGAACCCACATCTCAGTATACTTCAACTTATGATTAGTCAAGTCAAATCCTTGTGAGTCTAAAATATTCTCTGCTGTCTTTAACACAAACTTATTAAAGACCTGAAACTGAATGTCATCTATCAACCCATTAGTAGAATGATATGTTGAACCCTTATCTCCAACCTCTTTACCAAACTTTTTATATCTTTTATCTAAACTTTCCTGAGCAATCTTTTTGGCCTCTTCAACATACTTATCACACACCACATCTAATGTTTTTAATATCTCTCTGTCTACCTTTCCTTCTTTAATTGACTTAACTGAAGCTTTATAAACAACTGTTTCAAATGCTACAAACTCTTTCATCATTTTAATATTCCTCCATGATCTTTTATTACTTTCCCCATTGGCGCTCTTTCAGGAGTAACCTCAATGACAATTCTATGTGTTTCTCTACTACCAATGATTTTATTTTCTAATAATTTAATGGCATGAATATCGTGAAAAACACCATCATTGGTCATAACCTGCATTCTAGCGGCCTGAACTACCGGAGCTTTCAAAAATTTATCTAATGCCTGTCTCAGTACTTTCGCGTCAATCATAGGTTGACTTTTACGCCATATAACTTTAAAAGTCAACTATGGGTGTACCAAAAAGATTAACAGAAAAACAGATAAAATTTGCACAACTTGTAGTGTCAAACGAAGGTAGAATGAATGGTACTGAGTGTGCGAAAGAAGCTGGCTATGGAGAAGCGGCTAGAATTAGAGCCTATGAATTACAGAACCCTAAGAAATATCCTCTAGTTGTTAAATACATAGGAGAACTTAGAGAAGAGAACCAAAGAAAATATTCTGTTAATTTTGAAAGACACATTACAGAACTTGCAAAAATAAGGCAAGAGGCTTTGAAGAAAGGTGCTTGGTCAGCAGCCGTCAATGCAGAAGTGGCAAGAGGCAAGGCGGCAGGATTATATATTGAACAGAAAATAATTAGAACTGGTAAACTAGACGATCTTTCAGAAGAAGAATTAGAATCGAGAATGAAAGAAATTATAGATCAGTACTCACCTATACTTGAAGGATCTGCTAAAGAACTTAAACAAAAAGTTAAAACAAGACAGAAGCAACTAAGATTAAAAAATGTTAGTTCAACTTCGTCATCTTCACAACCCACGAAGTCGGAATCATTGTCCGATCCCCAAAAGTAATTTCATTTGTAGTGGGATCTTTATCATAACTAGCAAATATTTTTACTGAGTCGTCATCTTTAGAAAACACCCAACCTTCATTTATTGGTCTAGCTAATTTCATCTTATTAAATTCTCTATCATCAGCCCAACCAGAATCAGACAACGCATCAACCCATTCAATCCGATACTTTGAATACGGGATGTCGTTTGGCTGTGTTGGTACGACTTGTTTTCTTCTTCTGGGTTTTCTTCTTTTTAAGTTTTTCATAAAACTGTGGATTATGTTTTCGATTGAATTTATCCCAAAAATCCTTTTCTGTCATCATACTAATTACCGTATCCCATATCATTAAACTTCTATTATCATAAAAATAAAAAATAATTTATAAAATAATTCTTCTACTTTTATTTTGCTTAAATTAACCGCATAAATATTGACTTTCTTTAAATATTAGTAGAAAAAGTAACCTAAAAGTAGAAGCTCAAGGTCGAATTAACCGCGGTCTATATGTGTTTTCTGAACGTTTCTACTAATCTACTAAAATTTTGTTAGATTTTCGCAGAATATTATTTATTTTGTTGGGAGAACATATATAGGTTGGTTAAAAGTATTGTTTTTTGCTGGTTTTTTGAACCACCCCTCTACCAATTTTAGTGGAAATGACCCAATTTTGACCCCTAAAATGACCCCAAAACAGGACTTTTCGACCCCAAAACAGGCCTTTTTACCCCTTTTTGACCTCTTTTTTACCCTTTTTTTGACCCGTTTTTTGGTAAAATTGTCCTATTTTTTCTAAGAATTTATGCTTGTACCTCGTAAAATTTTTCCCATTCACAATAAATCTCTGAAAGAAACCATCCTTAGAACACATCAAAATCACTCCCTGCTCGACGCACGTTCCATAGACCTGATCATGAGCCATGGCATAAGCCGCTAGCTGCAAGAACATATCTTCTATCCACTCGATCTTTTTTGGCTTGTTAGTCTGCTTGAAATCAACTATACTTTCGCGCCCTTGATAAATTCCACAAAGGTCAGTCTGTCCGGCGTATAATTCTGGATAATACAAAGTCACTTCAGAACCCCAAATTTCTTCTAAATCGTTGAATCCTTGATCAATTATCTCTTGTCCCATGCTGCTTGCATCTTGCCCAATATCCGTTAAATCAACTAAATTGCCACCCTTAATATAAGTCTCTAAATAACTATGCATCGCAGTGCCTCGGCGAGACGCTTCGTTAACGATTCTCTCCGCCTCATTTTCGCCAACTTTTAGCCTCCATCTTGCCAAACTCTCAGCTTTCTCAGGACTCTCGGTATTCTTTAAAATCGTTGTAACACTAGGTAATTTCTCTTTACCTATCTCATACTTCCTATCCCCGTCCTTTGTGCTACGCACGCAAGGAGGATAATTATATAATTTATTCCATTTCATTTCGTTTCTTCCATTCATTATATCCTTTAATCCATTCATTAGGATCTGTTTCTTCTTTCTCTTTTATTTTCTTACTACCAATATGATAACCAATTCCAAGTCCTACTATAGTTAAAAACATTCCTATAAAAAATAATCCTATCATCTCTTTCTCCTAAAATAACTTCTCCACACCCATGATCTACAAATTGATATAAAGGTAAAAATAAGTGCAATATGAAAGCTTTCTAACACAGTTGGATACATACCAAAAAAAGGAAAAATAAGCAACTGTATGGCTGTCGCTAGTATCAGGCCACTTCCTACGTCAATCATGCTTTCTGTTAGACTATTTAGTTTCATAATTTTAATGTGGTAGTTGTTAGTTTGGCCCAAAGACTACAGAGCACGAAGATAAAACCAAACCAACTATTAAGAGCCTACCACTACCCTCCAACAACTTTCTTCTGCCCATTCTCTAATTCTTTCTTAATAACACCAGCGCGAAGTAAGCAAATTTTATCTACTTCTTCATCTGTATAGTGTTGTTTCATATTATTATAAATATTTGATACAAACTGCACATTACCTTTTTCATAACCCTTCTTACTGTCAATCCTATCAATGGATAT